CCTATGGCCGCCCGCCCTGCCTGTGGGCGCCGGAGGGTGATGGCTGATGATGTCGCACCTCTTCACCCCGCCGCCCGAGCATGAGCGCGGGCCATCGCCCCGCGCCTTCATCCTGATTTTCGGGATCGTCGCGGTGCTGATTTCCCTCTGCGTGTGAGGTTGCATGCCCAAGATCGAGATGAACAAGCCGCTTTCCCGCGAGGATGCCGAAGCGACCGTGCGCGCGGTGGAAGCGGCGGTTGCGGCCGGGGCCCTCTGGCCGGCGCCGAAGGGCGCTCCCCGCCGGTCGGCGGCGGTGGAGGCGGCCGCCGCGCTCGGCATTTCTCCCAACGCCGTCAGCATCCGCCTGCGCCGTGCCCATGAGCTTTACGGCCTTGCGCCGAACGGGGTTGTCGCGCCGGGGCGCAAGCCGCCCGCCGCAAAACCAAAGCCCGAAAGCCCTCCCCCCATGCCGCGCGAGGAGCGCGAAATTCTTCGTCTGCGCGACGATCTGGCCGATATGCGCCGGCGCCTCGAGGCCGCGCACCGCGAGAACATGGAATCGGCCGCGCTGGCCGAGATCATCGGCGGGCTTATCGCCGAGCCTGCGAGCCCGCCGGAATGGCTGATGCCGCCGGTGGAGGACTCCACATCCAGCCCCCACGTTCCCGTTGCTCCATTTTCGGACTGGCACGGCAGCGAAACTGTGGAGGCTGATGCGATTCGCGGCCTCAACGCCTATTCCGTGGCCGTGATGGAGCGCCGCGTGCAGCGGCTCACGAAGAAGATCATCCGCCTTTGCCGTGATTACGGGCCCGGCAATTATCCCGGCCTCGTGGTTCCGTTGCTGGGCGATTTTGTTTCGGGCGGTCTGCATCCTGAATTGCTCAAGACCGACGAAATGCGCATCCTGCCTTCGATCCTGAAGCTGCGCGACATCCTGCTCGGCGCGCTTCTGGCACTTGCCGATGAATTCGGCCTCGTGTTCGTGCCTTGCGTTTCAGGCAACCACGGCCGCCTCACCAAGAAGCCCGAGTTCAAGGGCTACCAGCACGAGAACGCCGACTGGATGATCTACCAGCTTCTCGCTCGCGCCTTGCGCGATCGCGGCGAGAGGCGGATCATCATCAGCATCCCGCCTTCCAACGAGGCGGAATACCGGATCTTCGGCCTGCGCGTTCTGCAGGTGCATGGCGACATGCTGGGCGTGAAGGGTGGTGACGGCATCATCGGCGCCATCGGCCCGATCATGCGCGGCAAGATGAAGGTCGGCGCGCGCATGCGCTCCTTCGGCGCCGATTTCGATCTCCTGATGATGGGCCATTGGCACCAGGAACTGTTCCTGCCCGGCGTGCTCGTGGCCAACAGCCTCAAGGGTTATGACGAATATGCGATGAAGGCGCTTTCCGCGCCGTTCTCCTTGCCATCGCAGCCGCTGTTCTTCGTGCATCCGAAGATCGGCATCACCTCCTATTCCACCATCCTCCTGGAAGACCCGCCCGAGAAGGGCGCGGCCGGCTGGGTGAGCTTTCCGGCGGAGCATGTCGCATGAGCAAAATCGTCATCGGCCTCACCGGCCTTGCCGGCGCCGGCAAGAGCACGGCCGCGCAATTCCTGGTGGATGCGCATGATTTCACCCGCATGCCTTTCGCCGCCCCCCTGAAGCAGATGGCGCTCGACCTCGGTTTCACCGAGGACGAGATCGGGCCGGGCAAGGAGCAGCTTTTTGATTGGGGCTCGCTCCCCCCTTCGCTCGCCCTCCCCCGAGCCATGCGCGCCATGGGCCGGATCGTGCCGCTTGGCTGGACCTACCCGGATGTTTCCGGCCTGCCGCGCAGCGCCCTCGGCGGCAAATCGGTCGACGAGACCGTCAACGCCTTGCGGCTCTGGTATGAGACGGATCGCGCGGCATGGAAGACCCCGCGCATTTTTCTGCAGCGCCTCGGCACCGAATGGGGCCGACAGCGCATCCATTCGGAGATCTGGGTTGAGGCGTGGAAAAGCGCCGTTCAGGCAGAGGAGTGGTGCGAAGGCGTGGCGCTGCCCGTCGTGGCCGATGATTGCCGCTTCGAGAACGAGGCGAAGGCCATCCGCGCCATGGGCGGCAAGGTGGTGCGCATCGAGCGCCCGGGCGCCGGCTCGCCCACGGGCGCCGGCCACGCCAGCGAAAAGGGCGTGTCGGCGGATATCACCATTCAGAACGATGGTCCGCCGGAGGTTCTGCGCGCCCGCATTCTTGGCGTTCTCGACCGCTATTTCGCTGCCGAGGCAATCTGAGCGGCCAGCCTCCCGCAAGCCACAATTCGCCCCGACCATTCCGGTGACGCCACCGGAATGGTCGGGGCTTTTTTGCGTTTTGGGATACAGCATTTCACAACATCGCGCCGCCGCCTGCACCAAGATATTGACAGATCAGCGCAAAAATCAAACACCTGCCCATCCATCATCGGCGCAAGGGAAAAGCGCCACGCATTGAAATCATTTGATTTTTCTTTCTTCTCAACAGGGTGCGCCGTCTGCCCCCTTGTGCGTTCTTGCGACATTCGTTGCCATCCTTGCGCATTTGTGAGTATTGATACAACACATGTTGTGACAAAACCCCGGATGTTGTGATCGTGGGAACCATCATCGAGCGGAAGCGCAAGGACGGCTCGATTGCCTTTCTCGCGCAGATCATGATGAAGCGCGGGGGCAAAGTCCATCGCGAGTCCAAAACCTTCGATCGGAAGCCGGCGGCCAGGGCGTGGCTGGAGCGGCGCGAGAAGGAAATGGAGAGGCCCGGCGCCTTCCTCGGCCGCCCCCCTCGCGTGCCGACGCTGGGTGCCGCCATTGATCGGTATCTTGCCGAAAGCCTTACAGGTGTCGGCCGCACGAAAGCGCAGGTTCTGCGCGCCATCAAGGCGCATGCGATCGCGGGGACGGCCTGCGATGCCGTGGGGGCGCCGGAGATCATCGCGTTCGCGCGAGATCTCGCGGCCGATGTGCAACCGCAGACGGTGATGAACTATCTCTCGCACCTCGCGGCGGTGTTTGCCATTGCCCGGCCCGCCTGGGGCTATCCGCTCGACGAGCGCGCGATGGATGACGCCATGCGCGTGGCGCGACGGCTGGGCCTGGTGCGGAAATCCGTGCAGCGCGAGCGGCGCCCGACCCTCGACGAGATGGAGCGCATCATCGGGCATTTCCGCGGCATCCGATCTCGGCGGCGCAACTCAATTCCCATGGCCGCCATCACGCTGTTCGCCCTGTTCTCGACCCGCCGGCAAGATGAAATCCTGCGCATCACCTGGAGCGATCTTGACGAGGAAGGCTCGCGCGTGCTGGTGCGGGACATGAAGCACCCGGGCCAGAAGATCGGCAACCACATGTGGTGCGACCTTCCGGCCGAGGCGCTGGCCATCCTTCGCGCCATGCCGCGAACATCCCCCCGCATTTTTCCCTTCAACAAAGATGCGGTGAGCGCGGCCTTCACGCGGGCCTGCGCCCTCCTCGGCATCGAGGATCTGCATTTTCACGATCTGCGGCACGAGGGGGTTTCGCGCCTGTTTGAAATGGGCCTGAATATCCCGCATGTCGCCAACGTCTCGGGACATCGCTCCTGGTCATCGCTGAAGCGATACGCTCACCTGCGGCAGGCCGGCGACAAATATGCAGGCTGGGCCGTGCTTCAAGATGTGCTCGCTGCGCCGTGGTGAAGGCCGCTGAGATATATTGCGAGAAGAGCCTCCTGGAAAGACCGGTTTGAATTTGACACATCTGTAAATATATCGAGGGCAATACCCGTCAATGTTTCTCGAATTTCATCTGGGATTCGAATTGGTTCCATGCCTTGCGGGCGCGGAAGAATACGCGCCTGAATAATGGATCTGTGGGCTGGGTAAAGCGGCTTGTCAGCGCGGCTTTTTAGTTTTTTGCGGGTGGTCATTCGCAGCTCCTTACTCCCCCAAGGCTCCGAAGATCATCGTAACTCTTCGCGGCGTTGGCCACAGCGCGGCCCAGCTGATTGTTTCCCCTGTCGGCCATGTATGCGCGTTGCGCTGCCCTCAAGGCATCCGCGAGATCAACAAGTTGCTTTAACCTGGTGTTTTCATTGTGTAGGGCATTGTTGGCTTTCATGATCTCCTGCAGCTCTTTAAAAAGGACGCTTTCGGTTTGGGCCGTAATCTGCTCTAAAAAATCTTCGTTCATCGCCTTCAACTCCCGGATATGAGCGGTGAGCGCGAGCATGGTCGCGGGGTTGGCCGATGCGATGTAGTCGGCAATGGCTCGCTGAACTGCGATGGCCTCTTTCTCGCTCAGACCGAGAGCGCCGTGGCCTTGGCCGGTGAGATAACCCCAGCCGCGAATGTCGCAGATGGGCGTTTCGCCTCCGATCTTCGCGTTGGTAGCGTTCACCCGCAGGCCGATAACGCTGGCGAACCACTCGTCACCGCCCGCCGCCTTCGCTTTGGCTTCCAGATCGTCTAGGTCAATCTTGGTCATGGAGCGCGTCCTTTTTCGGCTAATGCCTTTTCTATACGGAGAAGCGCGTCGCGCTGCTGTGTCAGCAATTCGGTAAATCCGATGAAACCAAAAAAGATAAAGGTCACGATAAGCCAAAGTCTCATGCGTCACCTTTGAGCGAGGATGCGGAGAGCATGGCTTTCCAGACAGGCCCGATGTAACTGGCGGGCAGAGCACCATCCCCCGCGTTGAATAAAGCCGCGTCACCAGCGTCGATCATCGCGTCTGTCGGCTCCTGCAAAGCTTCACGGATAGCAGTAATCGCGGCGCAGGCGATCATGGCCCGCTCGGGCCAGCACTTCTCAACCAGAAGATCGATAAGATCGTTTGTGTGAAGCCGCCATGGACTGCGCTGCGCCGAAAGCTCAAGTCTCGTAAGGTCCTTCGCCACCTTCTTGATCAGTTCGTCCTCACTCATGGCTATTCTCCTCAGTCAAAAAGTGCGCATCGAGCGCGAGCGTCAGGCGTGGCAGCGCAAGCGCCGAACCGTTGAGCATGTGAACCTTCTCGTTGCGCCCCCGCTCGTTCTTGAAGCGAACCTGTGCGGGGCGGCTTTGGTTGTCGGTCATGTTCGAGATCGACGAGACCTCAAGCCACTCTCCGTTGACCAGCAATTCGATATCGATCGTGCTCGCGGAAACCGGAGAACGATCCCATTCTGGAAGCTCAACCTTGCGATAAGTCAGGCGGGGGAAGAGATCGTCGATCATCCGGCAGACATAGGCGACCATCTCGACGTGCAACGCGGCGCTATGCTCCGGCCGGCAGATCACAAAGAGTTCGACCTTGTGGAACTGGTGGACCCGCTTCAACCCCTTGTCGCGCTGCCCACCGGCTCCAGCCTCACGGCGGAAGCATGGGGAGAACGCGAAGTAGCGCAGCGGCAGCGCCTTCGCCGGGATGATCTCATCCGAGTGCATCCCGACAAGCGGCGTCTCTGCGGTCGGAATGGCAATCAGCCCATCCTCGGGTATGGTGTAAAACTGACCCTCGAAGCGCGGCAAGATGCCGGCGTGCTCGGCCGTCTTGCGGTTCACCAGATAGGGCGGGATGACGAAGGTCCAGCCGCGCGCGATGTGATACCCGATCATCCTGTTGATCAGCTCCCACTCGCGGATGGCATCTCCTCCCGTCAGGAAATAGAACTTCGATCCCGCGACCTTCGCGCCGCGTTCAAAATCAACGGTCATGGCTGTTCTCCTGATTGGAGGATAGGGCGAGGAGATCGGGATCGCCTGCGCTTTGCGCAGTTCCGTCCGCCTTCCACACTCGCGCCCCTCCGTCGTGAAATAAGCCCGGCATTGGCGCGGTTAAGCCTCGGACAAGGCGAGTTCGCTTGCCCCTTGCGTCGATGTAATACTTCCCGGCTTCAAGGCGGAAATCAGCGGGCTTGTGGATGCGATAGGCGATGATGTCGTCGGGCCGGTTGCCTTCATGGCTCCAGCGAAACGCGCCGGGGTTAAACCAGTCCGTCGGGGCACCGCCTCTCCGAAACGCTACCGATACGCGGCACCCCTGCACCGGGCACTCTCCCCCGTGCCAAGGAATGAAGCCTTCGGGAATGGTTGAAGTAGGAATTTGCACTTTTTGCAAATTGCTCTCAGCAGGCGTCATAAACGCAGCCGATTGCGAAACGCGAGGATCGCTGTCCACGCGCATGGTGAGCGGAGCCTTTGCCTCACCGGAGCCAGGAGGAGACGGAGCGGGTTTTCGAGGGCACACTGGACTCTGGCACGTTTGCTCGCTAGTCGGCGGGCAGACGCAACCGCGCGGCGCAGGCGTTACGGGAATGCTCGGCACGGTTACTGGAATGCTCGGCACGGTTACTGGAATGCTCGGCACGGTTACTGGTCGCGGTGTGTATGTCGGCTGCCACAGCGGCGAAGATGGCAAGGGCTGTGTGCCATAGTCAGGAACGCCAATGCAGCAGCACGGCGGATATGGCGGGCGAAGGCCGGGGCAGCCGGGGCAGGGCTTGCGTCCGATGTAGGTCATCGCGTCTCTTCCTTTGGCTGGGGCTGGTGTTCGCCGCAAAAGTCGGTTTCGTCCCGTGGCGGGAATGGTATCAAATGCACTCTCCGACGACGCCACCACTTGTCCGTGTGATAAATGATTGTCAGTGGAGTGCTTTTAAGCATGCACGCGCCGGCATAAGAGACTGTGCCAATCACGTAATCATCAGTCCACGAAAACCATCGGCACGTCTTGCAGGTGTCAGACATCACATCACCTCACGTTCGGGCTGGG